TGCCGCCACACCTGGCCGTGCGTGCGCTTGCCCTCGTTTCGTGGGTGCAGCGCAATGCGGCCCCATGTGTCAGGGTATTCCTTTCGGATCTGGTTGAAAAACGTCATTTGCTCGGCGCTTTCTGGCGGGCAGTCGCCGCGGTAACTGGTGTCGCCGTACACGCGCAGCCATTCGGGGAACTTCATGCAATCAGCCTCTGCTGTAGTTTTTCATCGTCAGTCGGCGCGCCAAAGCCAAGCGCCTCCCAGAAGTCGCCTTTCTTGACGTATGTGATGGTGCGCGGCAGCTTTGTGAAATCATCAGTCGCCAAGCTGAACGCCATGCGCTTTTGTGCCTGCCATGTGTTGTTCTCCAGCAGGTATACGGAAAACTTCCTGCGCTGCGTAGTTACCTCTGCCGTGATCATGTCGTTACCGGCGCGGCTTACGCCCTGTGTGTAGGTGATCGACAGGACTTCCTCAGTCTGCGGCTTGGTCGGGTCTTTCTTGTGCGCGACGTGCATTTCGATCAGCTTGTCATTCGGGTTTATAAGCTCCTGTTTGCAGCTACTGCAAAACCGCGCCGCAATATCGTTTGCATGGTCGCACACGGGGCAGACCTTGCAGCTCCAGTAATAGTCGCAGCGCTCGCCTGTGCGCAGGTGCGAATGCTGGCAGCGCCGGCCATAGTGCGCCGGAATAGGCACATCTTCGCCTTTGTGGTTCTGCGTCATGATGCGCAGGCCCGTGAGATCGGTGAAATAGCCATTGGCATCGACATTGAACCCGGCATCGTTCGGCCTGGCTGTGAACATGTTGACGCGGTTGCAGGACTCGCATACAGCCTCGATGGGTTCGCCGCCTGTGCCTTGGTAGGCCGCTTTTACCTGTGGCGCGTATAGGTCTCCATCGGGGCAGTGCTTTTCAAAGTTGCCGGCGTAGTCGAACACCACGCACTCGGTTTTTCCGTCGTACAAGCGCATGCCCCGGCCCATGATCTGTTGCAGCAGGCTGACAGACTCAGTGGCGCGCAGGATTGCAATGTGGCTGACGTTTGGGGCGTCAAAACCTGTGGTCAAAACCGAAACGTTCACCAGATAAAGGAACTTGCCGGACTTGAAGTCCGCCAGGATTGCGTCACGATCTGCCTTCGGCGTTTCACCGGTGACGATACGCGCATTGTCAGGGTGCAGGCTGGCCATTACCTCTTTCGCGTGGTTGACCGTCGCGGCAAAGATCATCACCCCGGTTGCATCTTGGGTCTGCGCCACAACGTCGGCAACAATCGCAGCGGTGCGCCGGCCCCAGCCTTCAAACGCTGCTTTGACGGTGGCGGCGCTGAATTGCCCGTTGCTCTGGACTTTCAGCCCGTCCGTTTCGTATTTGCTGGCGTTGATTGCCCCTGCGCGCAGCGGCGTGAGGAATCCAAGATCAAGAAGCATGCGTGCGCCGATGCTGTAGACGCACTGGTGAAAGTACGGGTCGCGGGCAATCGACTCTGGCAGCGCCTTGCCGCCTGGATCTACGCCAAAAATGAAACCGTCACCGAGGCGGAAAGGCGTGGCAGACAGGCCGCACACGCGAAGGTTGGGCGCGCCCTGGCGCATATCGTCGATGATGCGCCGGATGGTCGGCGTGATCCTGTGGCATTCGTCTACGATAACGCCGGCAAATTCGCTTCCCATGCGCTTGGCCGCCTTCTTAAAGGTGCCCTCGGTTGCAAATATGACTTGATGGCGCAGGCTTTTCTGGCCGGCGCTGGCGCTGTAAATGCTGCACTTTTCGCCAATGGCCTTATATTTTTCTGCGTTTTGCGTGACCAGCTCGGCAGACGGCGCAAGACACAGCACGCGCTTGCCGCCTGATAAGTCGTGCAGGGTCTTTGCCAGCATGGCGACGATAACGCTCTTTCCTGCACCGGTGGCAGCTTCGACAAGCACGGGCAGGATTGATGCACGCCAGTGGGCAATAACTGCGTCATGTGCTTCCTGTTGATAAAAACGGGGCTGTAGCATCTGCAATCCTCGGTCAAAAGGTAGTCAGAAATTGCGCGGCAGCAGTGACTAGCTGCGTTCGGATGCCTCCTAGCCGCGCATGGCTATCGTATCAGGTAAACCGCCAACTGTCCTTACTGGTGCTAGTCCACTTCGTCAGGTCAGAACCAGGCGCTAGCGCCTCCAGTGCCTTGGCGTAGGCTACCGATTTGCGGCCCGCCACATGCGTCAGCTTTCGCCCATGGATCAGCGCATCTTTGCCGTCTGCCAACTGGATCAGCGCGGCGAGCAATTCCTTCTCGCGTGCTGCGTCATCCTTCTGGCGCTGGCGCACGGCGTCCAGTTTGCTGATGATCTTGCCGGTTTCTGGCGTCTCGATAACAACTCGCAGCGGCTCCAAGTGTTCCGGGTTGTTCAGCTCCTCAAGGTACAGCGCATAGAACGCGCTGATGGCCGGCAGGTTGCGGTCGATCCAGTTGAGGTCTGCCTCGACCCGCTCGATGCTGATCTGCTCAGGCACATAGTCGTGCGACAGCGGGTCGCCTTTCGGTGCGACGTACTGCGCAAAATAAGCGTGCGTGCGAGCAGTGGCGAGCATCTCCATCTGCACTTGTGCGGCATAGTGCGGCTGGTCTGCCAGTGGCTTGAACTGCGCCTGCTGATCGTTGCGCAGGCCGAACGGCGCCTTAAGCTCCAAAACTCCGCCGTCATCGGTCAGGCCGTCCGGGCTTGCGCCCATCAGCTCGCCATAGGGGAAAAACCCGCACTGCTCGACCGCAAGGCCGGTCTCGCGCATGAATGCGAGCAGGGCGCGCTGTTCGTTGTTTGTGCCATGATCGGTTGCCGGGTTACCGGTGAACTCGCTTTCAGCACCGTGATACTCGCGCACCATTGCGCGCATTACGTCGGCAGGCTTTTGCCAGGGCGACAGGCCGAGGATTGCGCCGACACGGCTTCCGGTGATTCGGCCCTTGCGTTGTTCGAACCATCCTTCGCTTCGTTGTTCCATGTGCTTGCTCCTAGTGCCCGGCGCGGGGCCGGGCTTGTTGTTTCCTAGAAGGGAATGTCGTCATCCAATACAGCAGCAACCGGCGCAGGATTAGGCGCAGGTGCCTGAGCGGGAGCCGGCGCAGCAGTTCCAGCCTTTGCAGGCGAAACAGCCTGAACCCAGTTGCCGGACTTGGACTTATCATCAAGCTCCCACACGCCCATCTTGAGCACCATTGGCCGGTTGCAAAGCTGCGCCAGGCTCATATCGCTGGGGCTTTCCTCGCCTCGCTGCTGCATGGCGCTGAACAGTCCGCCGCCTGCGTTGCTGGCAATCGCGGCAAGCATGCGCTTGGCCTTGTCGGCTTTGCTTGGGTCTTTGTCGAAGACCTGAACCTTCTGGAAAATCACCCGGTTCGCGTACTCTGCCGGCTTGCTGATGCGCCACTTCACCTTGATGAACGAATTGCCTTGGTATTCGTCGTTCTTTGCCTCTTCGGCAATGGCCAGCACGCTGGTGCCGTCAGGGATGGGCGCAAGATCGCCGCCTCCCATTTCGAATTTGCCTTCGGTTTGCTGTGCGCTCTGACCGTCGCTAGTTGCCCAGAAACTCATGATGCCACCTCGCTGTTATAGAACTTGACGTATTGCAGGATAGGGTTGCTGCCATGCTCGACCTGGATTTCTGCCGGCATGTTGTAGCGGTTTTTGGCATTGATATAGCCGACCTGGCCGTCGCCTGTTGTGATCAACTTGCGCTCGCCTGTCTGCACCAGTCGGCCAAGTTTGGTTGTCTGGCCTTTGCGGTTTGTCTCGCTGCCTTGGATGAACTCCTCTTTCACCAGATACAGCACCGCGTCGCATTGGCTGGTGTAGATCGACAGCGCTTGGTTGTCCATGTCCATGCTGAACACGCTGTAATCGGCGGCAGCGTCAGGGCGGTTGCGTATCTTCTTGATGCCGGTGTGCGCCAGAAACACGATACCCATGCGCTTGACCGCTCGCAGTTGCTCGCACTTGTAGACAAATTCAGCGTGCCAGCTTGCGACCTCGGCATAGCCCTTGTGAAAACCGCCCGATGCGTCGGCCACCGTGTTGACGTTATCGCGCAGGGCGATTTCATGGCCGAACAGCATATCCAAGCTGGTGATACTATCCACGACCAGCGTGGTAAATCCGTGGTCGGTGCTGATCAGTTCGTCCATGATCGACAGCAGCGTCTCTCTGGTGCTGCGCAGGTTGCCGACTTCATCCTTTGATGCTTTCGGCAGTCGCGGCAGGACGGACGGCTTTGCGTCGTCTTCCCAGTTATCGAACACAGACGCGCCGTCCTCTGACATGACCATGAGCGCGCCAGGGAACATGGCCCCAAGCGTGGTCTTGCCGGTGCCAGGGGTGCCGACAATCGTAATCATTGGCGGTTTGCTTTTCGGCTTTGCAGCCTTTGCAAGAAAACTCATTTGCTTGCCTCCCGGTTTTTTTCTTCTAGGAACGCTTGCAGAGCCTGCACCGTGGACAGCTTAGGATCACGGCTGGCACCTGAAAGCAGGTGGTTGATGGTGCCGAGCGAAACGCCCGACTTGTATGCAATTTCGGCGCGGTCATGCTTGCGCAGTTCCGCGATAAGCTCTTCTAACATCTTGCTCCCCTTGTGGTGTGTTTCGATTAAATAATAATAGCACACTAGAAACTATGCAAGAGAATAATATGCAAAAGTTCGTCCATTCGCGCCCTTGCGCCGCTCGACTGTGATT